CTTGCGCCAGGCGCACCAGTACGTTGCGGCGCAAGCGGTTAAGAGCGCGGATAGCTTCGCGCTCTCGCCCGCCTGCATATCGCTGGACGAATACTTGGTGACGTGTAGCGGCGTCTACGGTACTAGGCATAATTCCGCCACCGGCACGCCGATAAAAAAGCCTATCATCGCACCGAGTACAATACCAACGTCCACAGCCCAAATGCTGCCTTTACGTACACCGACACAAAAGCCAATAATCACACCGGTCATCGTGAACATGAACAAAATGCTGATAAATGCGAGTATCATACGCAATGGCCCTTATCTACGGCGTTCAATAATTTAGCAAACGGTTTCGCCAAATGATAGCGCCAATTGTCAGGCGACGATAAATACCGTCGAATACGGGCCGATATGGTTTCGTCAATTGCCGCATGTCTATCCCATAAGTATAATGATAAGTGCCAATTATACACTATATCAAAGCGGTCGAAAATCCGATGATATAACGTATCTTGAAACCCGCCTTTAAAAATTATTACGAAATTTACAAAAAGCAATAATATAAACACAAGGTTGTATAGCAAAAATGCGAGTATCATAGTTTTAACTCCCTCAGCGATTCGCGCCAGTTTTGGCCTGTGTAACAGGCTCGGTCTACCTCAGTTTCATCAGTGTAAAAAGACTCACACCCACTCAGTACACGATATGCCCAAATCTGCTCATTTTTATCCTGCGCAATCTGCCGATATCCTTGATCAATCAACTCTCGCACTTCGCTTTCCGTCAAATCATAATCCGGTATCGGCATACGTTCGGGGGCGAGGCGGTATTCAATGAATTTACTATCACCATCAGCTGGAATCCAAACGCCACGTACACATACTTCCAACGGCTTCCCACTATCCAAAATTTCTGCTTGTTCGCGGTGCCATTGTGCAAGTTCGTTTCTGTTCATTATCCGTACACCCTAAAAAGTAGTCTAAATTCTTCGCTGATTTCGGCGTCTTTCACCGCCAAGCAAAGGCCGGCCAAATAGTATGGCTGTTGTTCACAGATGTATTTTAAGAAATCCAGGTCGAATTGTCCAGAAGTTTCGATAGCGCTCACTTTGCGTCCTCCAAAATTTGTTGTAAAATGGGTTTCCAAATCCTCCACCATTTCAATGCGTATTCATCCATTTCGTCAATTTCATCGTCGTTAAATGCAAACCACTCTGCGCGAGAATAGTTTCTACAACCGATTTGTATCCTGTCGGAAGTAATATTTACCACATATCGGTCTGCTTGGATTGTTTTGATTTCCCGCCCGTTGCCGGTAGCGCTCCATAAGTTTGCACGCCATAAGTTTGCATCCTGCAATTTTGCATCCTGCAAGTTTGCATCCTGCAGGTTTGCATCCTGCAAGTTTGCACCTCGTAAGTTTGCACGCCATAAGTTTGCACGCCGTAAGTCTGCACCCTTCAAGTTTGCGCTCCGTAAGTCTGCACTCCATAAGTTTGCGCTCCGTAAGTCTGCACCCTGTAAGTTTGCACACCGTAAGTCTGCACCCTGTAGCGTTTTAAAAACGCGCTCTGTGCCGTCGAGAAATTTAATAAGACAGGTCATCGTCTCAATCTCCTTATCGTGTGGCCAAACGTGCGGCGTATCTCGCCGATTTGGTTTTAAAGTAGTCTGCTTGCTCTTTTACATATTCAGCAAGGTCGGCGCGGCGCTGTTCCGGCGTCAATTTACGCGAGTTAACGCCACGGCCATTTTTAACGAACGCATGTATGGCCGCGCGTGTAGCGGCGTTGAATTTGCGCGGATTGTGTTCGTATTCGCGATAAAATTTAGCAAGTTTGTCTGTAAGTTTCATTATTCCGCCTCCGTAAGTTTGACAATACGTGCGTCGGGCGGTAAACAATGGGGATAATCTTGTGACAACACTATGATGCCGTTCGGCGCAATGACAGCATAAGCCTCTACAGGTGTAATTCGATACTCACTCTCTATAATAAAACAATATTCGTTGTCGTATTTAGGACGCCACTGCCCATTAGTGCGATATTGTAGCGGACAATTGGATTCTAATACCTGAATTTGATTTTTTAAATGGTTGATCGGCTCTTGTTTGTCGATGAAGTTCATTGTCTTTAATCTCCAAAGTAGTTTGTAACTGCCTAGAGTATGGGACAATTACAACCCTGTGTCAAGAACATTTTGCTCAGCTTCGCCATCTATTTCATCATCCGTGCGATCGTTGTCCAGCATGCCGCTGGCACGTAAATTGCCGCGCAGGTCGGACATTGCGATTACACCGCGATCAAGTAGTTGAATAGCAGCCATGATGGTTTGCGGGTTTGCTTCGCGGTCGTAAAATTCGCGGTTAAGCTGAAACACGTTGTCACCGGTGGCGCCCATGAACATACCAGCCCAATTAATACACTTGAGCATAGCCGCCTCTGCGTTACCGACAATCGTGGCTAATACGCTGGTTTGCCCACCGAACCGAATGGCGGCGCCGGTCGCGCTTTCGTTGGTCTTGGTATCCTCGATAAGCCGAGCACCGAGTTTGATCATTTGTGCCTCTTTCGCCGCCATACCACGTTCGGGCATTTGGTTATCCGTAGCCTGTAAAAGGTCCGCCTGCGCTCCATCGGGTAAGAAAATGACCGCCTTGCTGCCGAGCATGATTTGCCCTTGCAGCACTTCCTCAATCCAGTGCTGCGTTAAGCCCGAAATCCACGGTGTGGGCTGCCCCACCATGTAGCTCGATTCTTCAAAATCTGCACTATTGCGATAGTGGGCTATATTAACTTCCGCCAAGTCGTATAGCGGCGGTTTATCGACGTTCTGGTCGTTGTTTTCAGCGCCGGCAAATATAAAAGGGATTTCAGTCCAACGGGCGCCATTCGACATGCGCGGCTCAGCATACGCAATTAATACGTCTTTATCGTCGTACAATTCGGACACGTATTGGCCATCCTCTAAACGTAAAACGCGGTGATAGGTACGACACTCGCTAGCGTATTCGTCAATGTGTACTTCGTGCTCTTCCTCCAACACCACCAGCGTTTTTTCACGCCAATTAATGATGCGCTCAGTAGGGTATAATACAATGTTAGCCCGCAGACCTGCGGTGTCGGCGCGCGAGGCGCCCGGCTCCACGGCTGGGAAATCCACAAGCAAGCCCATCCGTCCAGTCACGATAAGGTCACGCACCACACGGCGGGTTTGCTGGTCAAGGGTGAGTCCGTTGCCGTTGGCGTCGGTCAGTAAGTATTCAAGGTCAGGCTGTAGGTCGATTTCCGCATCTTCGCGGAACACCATGCCCAACAAACCGTTGACAGTTGCCGCAGTGTAGTTAACGAAATTGGCGCGCATCAGATAATCATCATAACGCGCTTCGCTGCCGCCGGGTTTGGGTAGGTACTTATCGCGCTTGGCCTTTACCGCGCTTGCCCCTTCTTCACAGTCCCGCACCACGGCCCATTTTTGCGAATTGGCTAAATATTCTTTATTCTTTGTATTTATCGGCATAAATGGTCCGCGCTTTTATGGCTGGTTTCACAACCGGCATAGTAAAATGTATAGGGTATGTCCCGGCATCGTTCATGTGATCTAGCCCGGTTTTCTTTTCCGGCTCGCCGTTGTCATCATAGGCTTGCTGTGCCAAGCATTTGGAAAATTCCGGACATTTATCATCATTAACATACACCAAGCCGCGCTCTAGGGCAACATTCATTGATAGCACGCGGTCCTTAACGGCTGGGTTAGCGCCTGGCGCCCACACCGAAAAGCCCGCCGCCTCCAACAAGGCAATGTCGGACGTGGACGCGTTAACGCTCTTACGATTCTTACCGCTGGCGTCAGGGTACACACGTATTTTGTGACCAGGGAACCGCGCTTTCAGCGTAGTGATCATGGCCGGGGTGTCGAATAGGTTTTTGAGTTCATCCACCGCGTGCCACACTCTACCGCGCGTCACATACACCTACGCACAGCAACTCGCCCGGTTGTATCGTTTCGGTAGAGCGGTGGTCTTCAGGACGGTAGCAATATACGGTTCCGGTTGTTAGGTTGACAAATTGACCGCGCAGGTAAGCGTCGATTAAGGCGGCAGGATAGGACGCCACAAGCGACGGTATATAATCTTCGTTCAGGTTCGCCGCGTTGTCATAAGTGCTGGCCTGTATCAACCCGTACATGTCTCCTAGCACGGGTTTTTTGCGTACCGCGTCAACAAACATATCATAGGTAAAACGATAGCCCTCCGGCGTCGTGGTCACGTCCACGCTGTTGCGCGCGCCAAGCCAGCGCAGGCGTGCCAGGATCTTGCGCCACGCGTCGCGAGCTTTGTTCGTCGACAGCGTGTCTAATTCGTCAACCAACGCGTGGCCGATCTTAAAACCTACGATGAGTTCGGGGCGATCCATCGACCGGGCAATGATCTTGCACAATAGACGGCGGCCGTCATAAACGTAAACCTCTTTGTCGGATTTAAGGATTTCCACGTGTAGCCCAAACGTGTCGGCCACCTCACTAAGTGTTGGATAGAAAATATCGCGGATATGCGAATAGGTCGGCGCGAAATAACCTTGTGTCACGCCAGGGTATTTAAACGCGTTCATACACATCGCCATGCAGCCTACCCATGTTTTACCGCTGCCGTATCCCGCCACAAACGCCTTGTACTTATGCGGCATTTGCAGGAATTTACCTTGCGGAATATTAGCTTGAGGCATTGCCAGACGCGTCAATAATTTCGATCACGCGGGATTCTAGTTCAGTTTCGTCCACGGCTTCAACAGGTTGAGCGCGCCAGCGTTCGGGCTGGCGGTTATGCAGCCACAGCTTGATGGCGCCGATGTCAGGCGGCACGTGCTTGATGATTTCCTCGGTTACGGCCTGACCTTCGTAAAATCCTACACGGGTTTCGCGATGGCTGTAACCAAGCGCACGCTGCGCCAGCGCGCGTTCAATGTTCACGTCGTAATTGTCGCGGGCATTCTTAAGGGCCTCTGAAAAGCTGGGGTAGGTGTGTTTCCATGCATTAACCGTAGCCACGCAAATGCCTAAAACCTCGGCAACATCAACTTCTGTCCCCCCAAGGCTTATTACTTTTGCTGCTATCTTATCGGTTTGCTTTGTGTATTTTGTCGGCCGACCTTGTTGCATGTTCCCCCGCGTTTAAAAAGGAACCTCACTACACTAGGCCGTGATGCACTTCGTTTTAATTGCTGGATAGGCGTGCCGGCCGTATTGTCGTGTAGTGAGGCTTGGAGACAATGAAACCATGTTAACACGGCTTCCCAGGTATGTCAACCCGCAACAAATATGACAGTCGCCATAGTCCCGTCAAGTATGCCGTTGATTCTGGCGGCGGCATGAAGTACGACAACACCACGTGGCTTTGCATTTCCAGCGCTTTGCATTGTATTTGTAAGTCGGTCATCTCTCACTCCTCTTGTATGAAGTCAGACAATACAAGATACTTTTCAGCGTATAGATACATTTCGTATCTCACCCAAAAAGGTAACGGTGCGCGTCCGCATCCTCTTAATAGCTTCCCGGCCATATAGCATTTATGTAGCCTTTTGAATATTTTAATCATCTCTCAGCCCTCTGGTTCTATTATCCTGCCGTCATCATCCCAAAGCACTACCTCAAGGAGTCTATGCTTTGGAGCAATATAGGTTTTGTCGTATGGTTTGGAATAGTCCCATCGACGACCAGCGGTGTCTATCGTCCAGCCGTTATCGTAGTGTGAAAAT